TGCTGCTTTGCCCATTCGAGCAGGACAGACGGCGTAACCGAGGCTTGAGCCGCCTCGATTTCCTCGATTGCGTCGGTGAACTGCAAGGGCATCTGGCCGGTCCCCTAGTGGAAGATGTCCACCCGAAGATAGTTGACAATCCCAATAAACACCAGAAGCCAAAAACTCACGCAGCCAGCGATGATTATCCAAGACGGCCAGTCCTGGCCCGCGAAGCTATTCGTCGAATCGGTAGGGCGCTCGGCCTGCTTCATGAGCCGACGTGCGGTCTTCAAACGCCGGGCAGTCGTCGTATCCATAGACCCGCTCCGATTGCACGAAATGGAAAGCGTAGAACAGGTTGCAGTCCTTCGCGGTGAAAATCTTCGTGCCGCTCGCCTCTGCATATCCTGCCCAATACTCGACGCACGCTCGCGCTGATAGCTGTTCCATAGGGTCGAGCGACAGCATGCAGCCGTGCAGATGCACAGCGTCGAAGTCGTTATGAATGGCGAAAGCAATCAGCCAATCGAACGAATTGCAGTGATAATTTGAGCGCGGCATGTACGACATTTCAGTGCGCGGAAAGATTTTAGCGCGCGACATGCGACCGTCAGGCCACTTGTCTGCCGTATAGAACGGAATCTCGGGATGCTCAGACGCCCATTCGGCATCGACATCGACCGGCCAGCCGTAATGCAGCAACAGTTCATACTTGTGAATATTGAACATGCGATCCCAACGCGGCACCCACTTTTTCCGAATCGCGTTGATGCCCCATACTTCGACGTCTTGATTGAGAAACATTTCGAAGTCGATGTTCTTCGCCTTCGCTGCGCCGCCAATGATTACAGCTTGCTTGCCCATGGTTTCGCCTCCTGAGGGAGAGCGTTCATACCACGTGTGCCGCGAGGTTCAAAACTGCGTTTGTGATTCAAACTCGCTTTCGCTGTCGTCGTCCGGCAACTGCGTGAGGTCCGTGACGTAATCGACCGAGCATTCGCAGTTCGTGTGAACGGGCGGATCAGAGATCGGCCCTTCGTCGCTGTCGAAGTCTTCGTTCACGCCGACGCCGTCTTCGTTATTATCAGCGATGCTCTCACAAATCGGGCAGGGATTGTCGGCCAGCTGCCATTGACGTGTAATCGCGTCTTCAGGCAATGCGCCGCGCTCGACCGCTTGGCTATAGGCGTCGTGAAGACCAGCGTTCGCAGCGCGCGTGCTTTCTGTCTGCGCAATCGTGGCAGCGCGATAATCGAGATAATTGTCCGTGTAATCGTCCACCATGCTCTGAATCGCGGCGTCAGATAGCGTCGTATCGTTGTCGATCGCGTCCTGCAGGACAGCGTCATAGTCGGTGTTCCGCAATTGCCGCGCCAAAGCGCCTGGGTCGAGCTCCATGAGCATGCGCTGGTAGTTCAGCACCGCTTGCGCCTGCGTGTCGGTGAGCCCGATCATGTCCTTGATGTTCGAGGCAACGTCGTCGAGCGGTGTGCCGTTGCGAACGCCGTCGGCGATGATGGTTTGGACGGTATCGCGTGCGTCGCTTTCTAATTTCGCAATAAACACGTCCTGCGCCTGCCGTATGCTCTGCTGAACGCTCGGCGCGAAGCTGTCGAAGTTGAATTGAGTGGCCGCTTTCTTAAACCGCACATGCCGCTGGTGAGCGGCAAAGACGCCATTGATTTGGCGTGCGCCTAACTCGCCGCCTGCCTGACGCAGCTTGCCTAAGCGCGTGAACGGCGCGCGCAGAATTTCGCGAAAATGATGGAAGTTGATTAGACTTGCTGGCGATTGCCCGCGCTTCAGCGCAGCAGAAACCTTATCGACCGGCACCATGTCTCCGAGATTGGCAAACGCTGAGCGTAGATCGCGAGCAACGCCGCGCATTGCTGAGCGCGACAATCTCAGAACTGGATCATCGGGTTTTTGATAAGCGCGAGCAGGGCGAATGCGTTTCGGCATTAGAATCTTTTACCACAGTTCTTATAGATTGCGAGCGGGCGAATTTGAGCCGCGCTTAGCTCGCCGCATCTTGGCTGCTCGCTGCTTGAATGCCATTGCTTCCTCATAGTTACGCGGCATATTCAAATCTGGCGTCGGCGATTCTGCCTCGCTCAACAGCACGGTTTCCAATCCCTTAAAAAGCTGAAAGCATTCATTGAGCGCGCTCGGTGATCTGCCAGCTAGATCAGGGTGAAGACATGCGAGAATTTTACGAAAAACAGCCTTCGATATGATTCCCTTGCGCGCCTTTAAAACCGCATGTGCTTCTTCGATCTCTTTTAGATATTGAGGCAGAATTATTTCGTCGATGCGCTTTCGGCATTCATCAAGCACTCGTTGTTCAAATTCCAAATCCAGCTTGTGCTTATATTGGCGTATAGCGATTTCGAGCTTTTGCTGTGCCGTCAGCGAAAGATCGTCTTGCTCGACTTTAGGCTCGGCCTGCGCTTCACGACGGATGCGCTCGCGCTCGACGACGTGACGAACTTGCCGCTGACCTATTCCCGTTTCCGTTGCGACTTCTTTGATCGTCTTACCCTGATCGGCCAAGGCAATGATTTCTGTTTCCTTATAATGACGCTTTGGTGCTTTTGGCTCTGATTTTTTGCCGCTGCCCTTAGGGCGGCCAGCGCCTTTCGGATTGGTCGCGGTCTTAGCTGGCTTTTTAATTTTCTCATCATGAGAAAATTCTTTGAGATCGCGACTGATGGTCTGAAAGCTCACGCCAAGCTGCGTGGCAATCTGCTCCATTGTGAAACCTTGCTTGTAAAGTTTCTCAGCGACCGGCTTGCGCTGCGCTTTGCGATCAGCGGCGGGTAAATCGGCCCATATAGCTAACGGGCAATCATCGGGGCAGGTGCGATCTCCGCCCATAGGGCATACGCATTTCATTTGGCTATCTCCTTCTGCGGGACGCTATGCTCGCAACGGAAATAAACCGGAGGCATTCGCGCCCCCGGTATTATCTGCATCAAGGAAAGCGATTAGTCGCCGTTGTTTCCGTCGACGACTACACCGCCGACCATGTTGCGACGCTGATTGCGTGAATAGCCGTAGCGGCGCATCACAATGCCGAGACACTTGGCGATGGTCGCCAGCTTTTCTTTGGCGAGCACGTTGTTGCCGAGTTTCGAGGCTTTCGCACGGATCATTTCAGCCGCCATGATGTTATCGGCAGCGAGCGATCCCTCAACGGCGTGCTCATCCCACACTGCATTCAGGAAAGCGCGATAATCCGCATTTTCCAAAAGGCTCAAATGCACATCCTCCACGATGTCATTCAGCGTGCGCTCGGTTTTCATCGAGCGATGCGCTAAATGCTCAGCGACGGTTGATGGCAATGGGGGAGGGGCAGCACGAAGACTTGTAACACTCATTTGGTAATTTCCTTCTGTTGAGCGAGCGCTATGCTCGCGCAAAACCTTTTATAATTATTTTGTTCTGAAAGCTAGCCGCGCCTGTGCATGAGCTTGAAACCAGCGCTAGCGCAGCAAATCATCAGCCCGAACATAAGTATTTCGAACTGCAAACTGTGCGGCTGCGGAATGTGAAGATGCCAGTTGATGCGCGATCCGATAAGTAGCCCGCTTAACGTCCAGAACGTCATCGCGCAGTATACTAGCCCGCGCGTCGCCTTCCAGATTAGCATTTCGCCGTCGTGCGCTGCCTGAATGCTCAGCCAGTTCTCACGCCAATGCGGATCATGAGTGAATCGCGTATTGGTCGGCGGCGGGATCGTCTCACGACCAGCAGCGTAGTCTTCATGCCAGCGGCGAAGAAACTCGACGCGGTCAACGGTAGCGCTTCGCCTTCGTTCCCCTACGTCGGGGATGATGATTGTCGGTATCGTCATTGAAGCGCTCGACGCGAACGATTGGCAGAACGATTATCGTGCACGTGTCAGCCGGGTCGCGGTGAACTGCGTCAGGATCGCAGCGATCAGGCGGACGTAGGCGAATGATCTGGCCGGTCATTTGCTCACAACGACAAATATAGGCACGCCATGCACGCGCACATAGGTCGAATCGGTGTCGGTGCGCTGCATGTGATTTGCATCATATTCACGCAATAGGGTCGCGATCATACGCGATTGATCTTCGTTGTTGCGAACGCCGATGGTGATAATCGCGCTGCCGTTTTCAGGGTTGACGCCGCTCTTTTCGATCAGCCAGCGCAGATGCGCGCCGACCTTAGATAACGTGTTCGACGTCGTCACTGCCGCGTTGTCGCTCATTGCGATCCCCTTTCATCGGACAGTCTGAGTATATCGCAAGACAGCCTAGCCAGCGATACGAACGACTATGACACAATGGACAGCGGTCGCGCTCGACTTCTGGCTCTTTGTCTATCAAATGCCAGAGTTTGCGCAGTAGCTCTTTCATTGACTGATACCGAAGCGCGGCCCCGCTTTGCGAATCATTCGTCGAGCTAAAGACGCTAGCAGCATTTTATCGAGATTGCTTCGTGCTGGCGGTTTTGCTCCTGGCAGCGCTGGCTGTGGCGGGTTCTTCATCTGATCGAGCGACACCTGATCCTTTTCGTCTTCCATGTCGAGTTGATCGTCGAGCAGACCAGCCGCTTGCAGCGCTCGAGGATCGCTCACGTCAGGAAGCCCACCAGCATCGAGCAAGAACGTCTGCAGGTCTTCGTTCGGAAACAGCGGCATGCCTGCCTGCGACAGACGCAGCACGAAGTTCGATAGGACGTCGAGATCCACGCGCTGCGCCAAGTCGGGCTCGATTGTGGGGATCACTTTGAAGTCCATATTGTTCAGTTCCCACAATCGCGTCAGCGCATACTTGTTATAGACCGAGGCGAAGTTGTTCAGGAATCCCTCGACGGCTTGGAAGAATAGATCGACCTTCGTTACCGCGAGAGATTGCGTGCCGCGCGCTTCGTGCCCGAGCGTGAGAAAGTCAGCGAGCACGGACGTCAGCATGCTTATCGAGTAACGGCCGATCGCGGCTTCGAAATTGAGCGCTGTGCCGCGACCGCCCTGCGGCGTAACCAGCGTCAGCTCGTATTGAGGCGCACCACCCACCGGCCCGTTCGCGCCCTGAAAGAAATCGGACGGCATGACGACGCCCATCTGTTCGTCAATGCGTAGATTCACGGCGAGGTTCTTGAAGCTGTTCATCGACGCAATGGCTTTGGCGTTGCCAGCGTTCGCAGCTTCAATCATTGAGAGCGGCACTTTCACCACCGGCACGCCGCCCATGCGCTCGCCCATGATGGCTTCTTGTTCTTGCAAACGCTTGATGTAGTAATACGGCACGTAAGCGTTGCGCAGGATCGAGTTGTGCGTCGGCACCATGCTTTCGCCAGCAAGAAACAGATGCGACGGCGAATCAACCTCGATGCAAACGGTATCCGCCTTTCCTACCAACTGGACCGAGCGGATAAAATGGGCGCTATTGCGATTCGTTCGTCGACGAATTTGCGCATGCTTTTTGCGAGGCAGTCGATGCACAGGCTGATCGAGCATAAAACGAACCTCATACGAAGTTTGCCTAGCCACGATCTGCTTGCCATTAATGATACCGCCTAGTGCGCCAACTTCCTCGAGTACTCGCACGCGCGGCTGGCCGCCAAGAGTTCTGACCAATTCGACGACAGCAGCGACAAGACGAAGGTTAGTGTTTGCAAAAGTGCTGGCTTCGTCACGACTATCGATTCCTGGCGAATAACCGTCTGAATCCATGAGCCCTTGAAGAAGTGCCAACCGCTGTTTTGATGATGCGTTCAGATAGATTGCAGGAACGTGCTTATTACCCATGACCCCAGCGGCGCGTAGGCCGAAAAGAAAGCCATTGGAAATACGTGCGGTGTGATCGCCGTCGTGATTGGCCTCAAAGCCTAGACGTTCACATTCTGCCTTAAGATTTGGAAAGTCCTTGGGATGTGCGGCTATCGCCGCTTTCGTGTGAACACCATCGCCGAGCCAATAGCCAAGCAAGTATGGATCGAGCGGCAGCTCTACGTCCTTTGACTCTAGCACCGGAGCAATGCCGCAAGAGAAATGTCGTGGCTTGCCTAAGTCCAATTCGCGCGCGATCTGCTCAGTGGTCAGATCGCGCGTTTCGCCCTTTCCATTAAAGCGATCATTATGCGTTGAGACGCGCCATAGGTGACAGGCGTCAGCCCTAATCGTCGCTCCGGTCGTAAACTCAATCTCATATATCGGGCGATCCTTGAAAACCTCAGATTTACCGACGACGCGACGTCGTGCGCCAGTTTCATCGTAGACCTGATCGCCGATGGCGATTTCTCCCATTGTCGTCCAACCGGACGGGGTGCGCACAGGCGTATCAAGAGGAAGTGGTCTGCCCTCTGGATTGTTCTTGTAGCTCATAGGCCGGAACAGCAGCATCTTCTCAATCGGTATGTCGCGCATGATGCCGGTCCACGGCAACTGGCGCAGACCTTTGATTGTCCCGACTGAGTCGAAGAACCACTGCAGGATTGTGTCCTGCCCGCGCAGCGGCATGCGGCGCCATCCGATCTTGCCGTCTTCGTAATCTGACGATGCGGGAGTTGTGCCGTCAGCCATTTTTGGCGGCCGCTTGCCCATGCGGCGCTTGTAGACGATTTCGTGCGGGGCATAGCCGTATTGCAGAGCCGACAGGTTCTCGATCATGAGATCGGACCACGTATGGCTCATATCGTTCATGCAGCCTTCGACGAAGTCCGCGGCTTCTTGTGCCGGCCCTTGTGGCGCGTCTTCGTTCGGCACGACACGCCATTCGACTTTGCGCATGGTGCTTTGGATCGCGAACAGCATGCCGCCGATCGTCGGGCTGTTGTCGCCCATTTCGCGGTATTTCTGCGCGCCCTGGCGGCCTTGGAGCTCATAGAGGATTTCTTCTTTGACCCAGCCGCTGAAAGCGCGCAGGCCTGAAGTGCCGATTTCCTTGAACGTCAGCCCGTTGAGTTGGCTGCCGTCGAACTCAGGCCACGCGCCAGGCGTGGACATGATGTTGCCGGTGATATTGCCTTTTTCGTCGATCGGGCGCGCGTAAGGATCAACCGGAGTGACTTGCGGCGGGCCAG